TAGATATAAAACTTGATAACTGTGAGAACACTTTTGGGTCTTACGAAGGTAAACATATTTGTTCCGAGGTAACAAGCTCGACCTCTCTATACTTTGGCCATCAATGCACTACGGGAACAGAAGGCGGATTAATATTTACGAATAGTGAAGAAGAGTTTGTATCTTTTGTCCTCAATAGATCTCACGGTATGACGAGAGAGCTTAAAAGCTACAACCTCTCTAAAAACTATAGCAAGGTTTTAGGTAACAAGCTTGTTGATCCTCTATTTGATTTTCGCTCGCTTGGCTCTAACTGTAGGATTTCAAATATCCAAGCATATATGGGTAAATTAGACTTCTCTAGATTAGAATATTACATAGATAAAAGGAGAGAGCTATATTCTGAGTTCAGTGATAACTTAGACTCAAATCAGTACATATTACCAAAAACTTACTCTAATAGAGAAAATGTAATGTTTTGCTTACCGATCTTAAGTAGAACAAAAAACAAAAAGAAAATAAAGAACATAATCAAGACTGTTCAAAAGTTAGGTATCGAATATAGGCCAATAATCAGCGGGAATCTACTGAGACAAACGTGTTATAAAAAATTTAATAATTTTAAAAATTTTAAAGTCGCAGAACATGTCCATAACTATGGCATATACGTAGGTTTGCACCCTAAATTAAAAAATGGTCAGGTAAAAGAGCTTGCAGAAATTTTAAACGAGACAAAATGAAAAAGATAATTGTAACAGGTATACTGGGTCAGGATGGGGCGAATATGGCTGAGTATTTACTACAAGACCCAGACAATAAGGTTTTCGGAATGATGCGTAGAAGCTCTGTTCCTAACTTTACCAATACTATAAATTTTAAAGATCACGAAAATTTTCAGTTTGTGTTTGGGGATTTGGGGGACGAGGTAAGTCTGGACAACCTAGTACAAAGAATCGAACCTGATTACTTTATTAACTTTGCAGCTAACTCTTTTGTTGGGGTTAGTTGGGACATGCCATTACAGGTGATGGACGCGAACGCTGTTGGTGTATTACGTTGCCTTGAATCTCTGCGTAAGTTTAAACATGATTGTCGTTTTTACAGCGCGGGTAGCAGTGAGGAGTGGGGTGACGTAGATTATTCGCCTCAAGATATAGCTCACCCAATTAAACCAAGAAGTCCGTACGGAGCATCAAAGGCTGCTGCGAGACACTTGGTTAAAGTTTACAGAGAGTCGCACGATATGTATGCCGTGCATGGAATCCTATTTAATCACGAAGGAACTAAAAGAGGTGAAGAGTTTGTAACAAGGAAAATCACTAAAGGCGTAGCTAGAATTAAAGGTGAACTAGAGGAGCAAATTTCAATAGACTCTCCTACTCCTATCGAGCTAGGAAATATTTATGCTAAAAGAGATTGGAGCGACAGTGAAGACTTTGTGAAGGGTGTTTGGCTGATGCTAAACCAAGAACAGCCTAAAGACTATATTTTGAGTAGTGGGGAAACTCACACAATTAAAGAATTCATAGAGCTAGCTTTTAATGCCGCAAATATAAAAGGAGAGTGGCAAGGAGAAGGCGTCCAAGAGAAATATGTTTACAAAGGGTCAGGCGTTGCTCATGATTTAATTGTAATAAATGAAAAATTTTACAGACCCGCCGAGGTAGATCTTTTACTAGGAGACTCAACACCAATCCGAGAAGAGCTAGGCTGGAAGCCAGAAGTTTCATTTGACAAATTAGTGGAAAAGATGGTAAACTTTGATATTGAAATCGAAAGAGGAAAGAGTTAAGAGCAAGCTAGAGGACTTTGGTTTTTACAAAGCCCAAAGTAGTTATATTCTGAACAATTTCCGTCTTCAAAGAATAGTAGATGTTGTTAATTATTATGGGTGGTTATTAAAGAATAGAGGTGATAAAGATTATACTCAAAAATATTTTTATCATCTTTTAAGTAATTTTGATTTCAATAAAACTTGGAAAGAGTATCAGGATTACTATAAATCTAAGAAGCAAACAGCTTCTCTTGACTTAACTCAGAAAAAGAAGTATATTTCTTCTGGAAAGAAGGTAGGTAAAGATGCTGCTATTGACAGCAAGCCTAAAAACGTATTGGATTTTATTAAACATGGCACGGAAAGCAAAGACAGAAAGTAGCGGACTATCCCCAAAAGATCAGATTCAGCAATACCTGAAAGATCACAAAGGGGATCATTATAATTTTGAAGAGGAAAGAGACTATACCGTATCTAGCGGAAGTCTTCTTTTAGATATTGAAATGGGCGGAGGAATCAAGCCGGGAATTGTTAGAGCGTCTGGCGTTTCCGAAGGAGGAAAAACTTCATGCGCTCTAGCTTTTGCTCGCAATTTCCAGAAAATGGAAAATTCTATGGTTGTCTACATCAAGGCCGAAGGTAGACTTACGCAAGAAATGATAGACAGGTCAGGTTTAGACGACGATGAAGATAAATGGCAAGTTATTAAATCTAATGTTTATGAGACGGTAATTAACTTAATCAGGCAAATGGTTAAAGACAATACGACTGATACTCGATACATGTTTATTATAGACTCAATGGACGCGTTAGTCCCTAGAGGAGACTTAGAAAAAAGCGCTGATGAAGCCTTGAAGGTGGCAGGAGGCTCGTTGCTAAGCTCAGACTTCTTGCGTAGAATGTCACTAGGTCTAGCAAGCAGAGGTCATATTTGTTATATGATTTCTCAGGTCCGTAGTAAAGTTAGTATCAACCCATACGAAAAGACAGACCCTAGACTTACCAACGCTTCAGGAGGTAATGCTATGCTTCACTATAGCGACTGGATTCTAGAGTTCCAACCCCGTTGGGGTAAAGATGCTATAACCTCTGGACCCAAAGGGAAAGAGGAGCTTCTGGGTCACTGGTGTAAAATCGTATTCAGAAAAACCGCTAACGAAAAAACCGGTATAGAAGTTAAGTATCCAATTAAATACAGAGCGGAACCGGGAAAAAGCGTGTGGGTGGAAAAAGAGGTCGCAGACATGATGATTGCTTGGGACATGGCTGTAGCCAAGGGTGCTTGGGTCACGGTTTCTGATGAAATCATAGAAGAGGTAAAAGAAAAAACAGGATTAGAATTTAAAAAGCAACATCAAGGTGTAGATAACTTTGGAAAGTACTTCGGTGAAGAGCCGAAAATAGGCAAATACATGTTTGCTAAATTTAGAGAAGCACTTAAGAAGCAATGATCTCGTTTGAGAAAAAATTTATTTTTATGCACATACCCAAGACGGGAGGCACAAGTATAGAAAGATCAGTTCTTGAGCCTTATGCTTACTACTTTGAAAAAGATAGAGAAAACATCTTGATGGAAAAACATTTTTCTTCGTTTATGGATGAAAATGAAAACTACGATCAAGAAAATGGAAGATTCTTAGGTAAACATTTTACAGTAAAAAACTATTATTCAGCATTTACCAATCATGAAGATTTTGATAATTATTTCGATAGAGAGTCTCTAGCTAATGTAAACTCGAACCCCTTAGATCATTTTTATAAATTTACTATCGTTAGAAACCCTTGGGATAGATTAGTTTCATATTTCTTGATGAACGTCACCGAGTTCAATCAAGACGACTTTAAAGACTTCACTTCTTCTTTTCTCGGCGGATCACACCAGAAAGTGCAAAGAGATTATTTTAAAGAAGGAGAAACAAGTTTAAACCTTTTTCCTCAGTCTGTTTGGCTTAGAGATTTGAAAGTTTTCGATAAGATAATAAGGTTCGAGAATTTAGATCAAGGCTTTAAAGAGGTTTGCTTGGATTTAGGAACAGAACACCAAGAGCTTCCTCATTTAAACAAGCGAGAAGGAAGACTGCACTACTCAGAGTATTACGATGACGAGACTAAGGCTATGGTTGAACATGCTTGGGGGGACGATATAAAGCTTTTCGGGTACAAGTATGAGACTGTATAATGTCTATGGCAAGCTTCAAAGCAAGCAGGTGACAAGATTTCTAGTTGACTGGGATAAACCTTGCCGCTCCAAGGTCCAATTTAAAACTAAACAATTTTTAAAAAAATTTTGGGAAAATCAGGTTGTTTATGAGGAGTTTCCTGTCTACGGAACCAAGATGAAAGTAGACATTTTAAACGCTACCAAAAAGATTGCGGTAGAAGTTCAAGGCAACCAACATGTTAGTTTTAATAAGTTTTTTCACAATAATTCACGCCTAAAATACCTTGAGTCAATCAAGAGAGACGCCCAAAAAGCCCAATGGCTAGAAAAGAATGGTTATATCCTAGTAGAGATACATGAAAAAGAGGTAGAATCATTAAATAAAGAGTTTTTTTTAAATAATTTTAATATTGCCTTATAATCCTTACAGGGTGTAATATCCCCTGTAGGCGTAGGTTTGGCGATGTACAAGGATCATAGGCGTTTTCCTTTAGTTTTCGACAAAGCAATCACCTCCAATTTTGGGGGTTTTTGTTTGTATTCTGACGGTTTCTTCTTGAACGAAAGGGCTGGTATCTAAATGGGCGCTATTACTCTATGTGGAGCCGGAGAAAGTAGTTGCTCAGATTACGATGAGGCCGTTTACGGTAATGGTTCTGAGGTCTTGGGAACATTCCAATACTCTAACAACTCAACTGGAGCCGCCAGCACAAGAAGCGATTTTGAAAGTTACGGTGGCTGTCTTGATACTCACGGAGGGTTCACCTACAGCTATACTGGCACCTTTCAGGTAGGAACTCAACTTACAATAGGAGGTTTAAGTAGTCTAAACCCTAGTAACTGTGATGACGGTACTCGACCTTGCTCTAGCGATCAATGTCTTACCTCTGGAACAATTGATAGCGCAGGCTGGTTGGTTCAACCCGGTGATACTGACAGTAATGGTAATGCAAAAGCTTATTACTTGGTTTTTCTTAGTGCAGACGGTGTAGTTCAAGCAATTAATGACACTACTCCGGGAGCTAGTGCTACTCCAACGCAGACGGCAACAAATACGCCGACGCGAACACAGACGCCAACGAGCACGAATACGCCATCGAATACGAACACGCCATCGAATACGAGTACGCCATCGCAGACGCCAACACAGACGCCAACACAGACGCCAACACAGACGT